TATCGTCCTGGTTGGACTGTTAATAGTATTCCGTTTAAAACTTTAAATGGCGCTTTAAATGAAGGTCTTAAAACTTTTATAGATATTAAAGCTGATAAAATACAGTTTTATTTTGGTAATATTGATATTAGACATCATGTTTGCAGATTAAATGTTGATATCGAAAAATTATGTGATCGTTATATAGAGCAAGTCTCAGAATTAGGAGGTGAAATCTTTGAACTCTTGCCAATTGAAAATGAATCACGTAAAATTCCACAATCTGGTTACTATAAAGGTAAACCATTTTATGGGTCTTGGGAAGAGCGTAATGAAGCTCGAAATAAGTTTAATGATTATATAGAAAAAGAATATGGACTTATAAGATGGACTCAACATTTATATAATGAAAAAGGCGAACTAGATTTTAAATATATGGAAAAGCCACAATCAATACATTTATCAAGAGAGTTTTATCCATATTGGAATGGTATGGAAACAAATAGTTTGGAGGATTTTTTTGAATAGAAGAAAACCAATAACAGTATCAGATAAATTTGCTTATGCTATGACCAAATTTTTTAGATTTGTTGCTGATACTTTTTTTGCAAAACGATATGGTCATAGAGCGGTAGTACTTGAAACAGTTGCTGGTGTTCCAGGTATGGTTGCAGGTATGTTATTACATTTTAAAAGTTTACGTAAAATGAAAATGGGTTACGGGCCTGACATAAGAGAAATGTTAGCTGAGGCTGAAAATGAAAGAATGCATTTGATGTTTTTTATTGCAATTGCTAAACCTAATTGGTTTGAAAGACTTTTAGTATTATTTGCACAAGGTGTCTTTATGGTATTTTATTTCTTTTTGTATATAATATCATATAGAACTGCACACAGAATGATTGCGTATTTTGAAGAAGAGGCAGTTAGAAGTTATACAGATTATTTGTATTTAGTAGAAAATGGATTAGTAGAAAATGTACCAGCACCAAAACTTGCAATAGAATATTATAAAATGAAAAAGACTGCTAGATTATCAGACTTAATTAAAAAAGTAAGAGCTGACGAAGAACATCATAGTAAAGTCAATCATAAATATGGAGATAAAAAATGAATTATGCGAGTATAGTACCATTGATTGGTGGAGAAACAATTGCAATGGAAAATGTATTTGGCACTAAACCAAAATACATACTTACATATGAAGGCTTTCAACCAAATGAAGAGCACCTTCTTAATTGGTATAATAATAGTGTTCCGTATTTGAACCTCTCAGAGGGAGCGAGTTACACAGAAAAAGTTAATGTGATTAATACCGTATGCCCATGTGCAGGTTTAAGTTCACTCAGTCCATCTGCTTCAAGTACAAATGAGATGAATGATTGGATGTATAAGTCTGCTGAATACATTCTTACTGAGGTTCAACCAGATGTTTTCTGGGGCGAAAATGCTCCAAGGCTTGCATCTAAAATGGGAGAGCCAGTAGTGCGTCGCTTACGTAAGATTGGTAAAGAAAATGGTTATACCTTTAGTATTTTTAAAACAAAATCTATTCTGCATGGATTAAGTCAAGTCAGAGATCGTACTTTTTACTTCTTTTGGAAAGGAAATCAAGTACCATTATTTGACTATGTACTTGAAAAACCATCGATGATTGCTGATGATATTAGAGCAGTAGAAAAAAGAGATGACGATCCAATGAGTCAAATTCTTTGTAATGATAAAAAACCTTCAGACGATCCATACTATAAGTATATTCTAGAAGTCATTGAAGGTGGTATAACACATACAGAGTTTTCTTCAAAGATAGAAAAAACAACAAATGTTCAAGACTATATAGAAGAACATACTACATATCGTGAAGTTGCTCAGTGGATGAGAGAAAATGGATATGATAACGTTGCAAAAAAATGCGATAGAGCATATCATAAACTTAAAGCTGGTGGCAACATTATGAGAAAAGGAGTAGAGATTCCAAAGGATAAAATTGGAGCGTTTGTAGGTCATATGCCAACATCGCTTACTCATCCAGACGAAGATCGATTCCTTACAGTAAGAGAATCATTAAGTCTTATGAAGTTACCTAAAGATTTTCAACTCTTAAATCCAAAAAGATCGCTCAATCATATATGTCAAAATGTACCCGTTACAACTGCAGAACATCCAGCACGTATGATTAAGAAATATTTTAGTAGAGACTTAGAACTTATTGATACAGAATTCTTAGTACAAGATAATAAAAAAAGATCCTATGAATATGAAAAAAACAGTTTACAACTCACTGAATTTATGGTATAATATATGGTATATACAAAAAAATAGGAGTGATTTATGCCAAGTATTGATTTAACACCTAAGAAAAGACATCCAAAGGATCGTAGACCTCCAAAGGCTATGCCATTTGATGTTGCCCTTAGGAAATTTAGAAAGTCTGTTGAAAGAGCAGGTATTATTCAAGAAGTTCGAAAAAGAGAATTTTATGAAAAGCCAGCTCAAAGAAAACAGCGCAAAAAAGCTGAAGCACGAGCAAGATGGCTTAAAAAACAAAGACAGCTCGAATTAAATGGTTATGAACAACCAAGGAGAAGAAAATAATGTCTATAATGGATAAACTTAAAAAGAATAGTAAAATTAAAGATACTGAGATATTGTCTGAATCTATTCTTTTTGCTGAAAAAGATATTATTCCAACTAATGTACCAATGGTAAATGTAGCTTTATCAGGAAGTATTGACGGCGGTTTAACATCTGGACTTACGGTGCTGGCCGGCCCTTCAAAGCATTTCAAAACATCTTTTGCTTTGCTTATGGGCGCAGCTTATTTAAAACAACACGAAGATGCAGTGATGCTTTTTTATGATTCAGAGTTTGGTTCACCTCAAACATATTTTGAATCTTTTGGTATTGATACTGAAAGAGTTTTACATACACCTATTACTGATGTCGAACAATTGAAGTTTGATTTAGTTGGTCAACTTGAAAATATTGAAAGAGGAGATAAGGTAGTAGTAGTTATTGATTCAATTGGTAATTTAGCTTCTAAGAAAGAGCTTGAAGATGCTCTTAACGAAAAGTCAGTGGCAGATATGTCAAGAGCTAAAGCATTAAAGGGACTGTTCAGAATGGTCACTCCTTATCTTACTATGAAGAACGTCCCTTTACTTGCTGTGAATCATACTTATCAAGAGATTGGATTATTTCCAAAGAATGTTGTATCAGGTGGTACAGGTATTTACTACTCTGCAGATAATATTTGGATTATTGGAAGACAACAAGATAAAAAAGGTACAGAAATTCAAGGGTATCACTTTGTAATTAATGTCGAAAAATCTAGGTTTGTTAAAGAAAAATCTAAAGTTCCAATCAGCGTTTCATGGGAAGGTGGTATCGAACAATACAGTGGTTTACTTGATGTTGCTCTTGCTGGTGGATATGTAACTAAACCAAATGTTGGTTGGTATGCAAAAGTAAATAAAGAAACTGGTGAAATTGAAGATTCAAAGGTAAGAGAAAAAGATACTCTTAAAAAATCATTCTGGGAACCAATATTTGAAAATACTGACTTTAAAGAATTTGTGAAAACATATTATTCTATTGGTCATAGACCAATGATTGACATCGATCTTGATATACCAGTTGAGGAATAATGTTTAACGTATCAGAAAAAGATTATTCAATAGTCGAAAATCCAGGTTCCGAGTTTCATGGTGTAAAGCTTAAGACTGGAACTTGGAAAGATGTTATAGTTGTATATGGTAAAGTTGGTGTAAAAGAAAGTCCAGAACTTGATTTTGCAACACTATCATTTAACTATACAATTATCGATCCAGCAGATTTTAATGTTGATGAACTTGATAAAGATGAATCATTTAAAAATTATCTTGGATCGATACTACAATATATAATTACAGATAGTTTGGAATGGGCCGAACAAAATAATACAGCGAGGATAGGAATTGGAACTGACGAATCAACTACCGACACACATACTCAATCATCTTCTACATAACGAAGAATTTTGTAGACGGGTTGTACCTTATTTAAAGAAAGAATATTTTGAAGGTACACATAAAACGGTATTCGATCTTATTACAAAGTTTGTTGCTCAACACAATAAACTTCCAACATCTAAAGTATTAGAACTTGAATTAAGAAAAATTAATGCTCCTGAAGATGTATTAAATAATGCATCAAGGCTAATATCTGAAATTAAAGATAAAAGCGAAATCAATAATGATTATCTTATCAGTGAAGCAGAAAAATGGTGTAAAGAAAGAGCCGTTTATCTTGCAATTATGGATTCGATTCAAATTATTGATGGTAAAGATAAAGAGAGAGGAGAAGGTAGTATACCTGAAATACTTCAATCTGCTTTAGGAGTTTCTTTCGATCAAAAAATTGGTCATGACTATATTGATAATTCAGATCAAAGATTTGAGTTTTATAATCATGAAGAAGATCGCATACCATTTGACCTTGATTATTTTAATAAAATTACAAAAGGTGGTTTACCAAATAAAACACTTAATATAGCATTGGCTGGTACAGGTGTAGGTAAGTCATTGTTTATGTGTCATTGTGCAGCCTCTACTCTTAATCAAGGTAAGAATGTATTGTATGTAACAATGGAAATGGCTGAAGAAAGAATTGCTGAACGTATTGATGCAAACATGATGAATCTTCCAATCCAACAGTTATCTACATTACCAAAAAATGTTTTTGACGATAAGATTGGTAAGATTGCGAAATCATCAGTTGGAAAATTAATCATTAAAGAATATCCAACTGGTGCAGCTCATACTGGGCATTTTAGAGCTTTACTTAACGAGCTTAGGTTGAAGAAAAACTTTCAACCAAATATAATTTACATCGACTATCTTAATATTTGCGCATCAAGTCGTATGCGTGGATTAGGTGGAAGTATAAATAGTTATTCATATATCAAAGCAATCGCGGAAGAACTTCGTGGTCTTGCTGTGGAATTTGGAGTACCTATCGTATCTGCAACGCAGACAACAAGATCAGGCTACAGTAATACTGATGTTGGTCTTGAAGATACATCCGAATCATTTGGTTTACCAGCAACGGCAGATCTTATGTTTGCTTTGATTACATCAGAGGAACTTGAAGAACTTGGTCAAATGATGGTAAAACAATTAAAAAATAGATATAACGATCCAACTAAATATCGTAGATTCGTTATTGGAGTAGATCGTTCACGTATGAAACTATATGATGTAGAAGAATCGGCACAGTCAGACATTATGAATGACATGGCTCCCGATAAACCAATAAGTACGTGGGGTGACAATGAAAATAAAGACACCTTTGCGGACTTTAAAGTATAGGAGAAACGTATGGATATACTTAATATAGCAAAAGAATGGGTACTATCAAGATGGGAAGAAAGAACATCTTGGGACGGTGGTGTAATAATCGCCGGTGCTCTCTCTATCATTATCTTTGGTGGAGTAATTAAGTGGTTAGCTTGGCTAGCACTTGCTTATGGTATCTACACTTTTGTAAAAGAAGAAGTATAGAATCATGGGGAGCTTCGGCTCCCCTCTTTCCTTATGTTACAATTGTGTAACAATTTCAAAAAAATTAAAAAAAACGTTTACATTTGCTCTGAACTGTGATATAATATAACTATATTCAAAATTGATAAGGAGTAAAAAAATGAAAAAAGAACTAATAGAAAAAATTGAGAATCTTTGTAAAGATATAGAAAGACAACACTATGAAGATTTTCCAAACCTCAAAGACTATAGTGTTGGTTATTCAAAAGGTAGAAAATTCGTTAGAATCTATACACAAAATGAAACAGGCCGTTCATGCTGGGGTTTCATAAATTTAACACATGAAAAATTTTTAGAAGGTGATATTCTTCTCGCATCAGGCTGGGCTGGACCAGCTTTAAATAAAGCAAGAGGAAATATTTATGATGGTTTTGAAATTAATAGAAGAACTGTTTATGGTCCTGGATATTGTTCAGGTGTTATAAGGGGTACTAAAAGAGACGGGAGTTTTGTATGAAAAAATTTATGATTAATCCAATAAGCGGCGAAAAAACAGAAATAGAGCCAAATGTATATAAAGCTAAGTTTGAGCATATCGCAACTGGTTATCCAGAAGAGGTTAAACTTACTGAAGAAGAATTTAAACTCATGACAGCAAAAAAAGATAGAGATATTAACTTTGATAAAGCTTTATTTAGTTTACATGCAAGAGGTGAGTTAACATCTTATGGAAATATTGAAGAATTTTTTGAACACTTTTTTTTCGAAGGTGTATATATGAATAATAAATTAAGGAGTCACTAATGGAAAGAACTGAAGCATATCAATTTACAGCACATATCGAAGATGCATCATCAATGTTACAAATTGAAGATTTGCGAAAATTAATTAAATATATAAATAGGTACTCGGAAACAAAGTTTAGAGTTACATTAAAACCAAGAGGTCCTAGAGTGGCTGCTGCTCTTGCTGATGGAAGACATCGTACAGCATATTTTCAAAGCTTGCCTCTAAGACATGCAGAGAGGATTGACGTTTATGTCCATGAAAACAGAACCTGGTAAAATACAAGCCTTTAAAGTTACAGCAAAAATTAAAGGAGTTACAAAAGCTGAATATACATTTGGTTCAATAAAAGAAGCAATAATGTTCCAAGTTGGTATGAATAAAAAAGGATTAGAAACTAACCTTGAAAGAATATCAATATGATAGAATATTTATTATATGCCGGCATTTTGATAATATGCGCTCAGCAAGCATATACAATTGGTATACGTGAAGGCGCTGAAAGAACAGTAACTCGATTACATAAAGAAAAAATTATTAGATTTGACAACACAGGTCAAATCAAACCTAATCCATTTTTTGACGCTTAAAATCGTATAAATAGATATATTATATTTAGGATATAACTATGCGATTTAAAAATTTCAAGCCATTACAAGAAGCTGTAAAACTTACGCCTGCTGAATTAGAAAAGCCAAATAGTATAACAGGTGAAGCTCGTATAGATATTCTTTTAAGGCTTGTTAAAGATGGAAAACCAGTAGAATTAGCAAAAGGCGGATCAATCACTATTGAAAATACGCCTGATACCATTCAAAAGCTTTTAGCATTTAAAAAAGATCAATCTGATAAAAAATTTGCTGTATCATTTCTTGATACTAAAGGCAATCCTTATACTACATCTGATCTCGGTAAGTCATCAGTATTTGGTGGTGGAGGAGGATCGGGTGGCGGTAGTCTAAATACAAAAATTACTGAATCTCATCAATGTGTAATGTGCCAAGCAATGCTCGATCATGGAGTACAAGATAAAGATTATTTTACTCATGAAATTTTAAGCTTGGCATATAAAAAAGTTTTTGTTGATGCAAAACTTGATGAAGTATTAAGTGTAGAAGGTTCATGGTTTGATTCTTCTTATCTTACAGCAGTAGAACTTATTAAAAACAAATATATTCATAGGAATCATACTTTTCACAGAAATAGTAAGCTTATGAACGGTATATACGCTCTTAAAAATGTTGCTTATAAAAATTCAGATTTACCTGCTCTTAAAGATGATAAATGGAATCCTGGAGATATATGGGCAATTGATAAATCATTTCAACTTAAAAATTTAAAAACAGATAATGTATTAGCATTAAACAAATCTATTTTAGAAGCCTTTGTTAATAGAACTCTCGTTGGTATATCACTTAAGCTCGTTGTTAAAAAGGCAAAACTTACCGACTATAATGTAAAACTTCCGCCTGATACAGACGATCATAAACTTCTTAAAGTTCTTTTACAAGGAGAACAAAGAGGAGAGTTTTGGTCTAATAAAGGAGCAACACTTGTATTTGATGATGGAAAAATGGCTCTTAAAGATAATTCACCTGGAGGAACTGTTAAAGCTGAAATTATTCTAAAAACAGCAAGAGGTGGTGGTGCAAGTTGGGGTGTAATGCAAGATGCTGCAAAACAAATTTTTAGAAAGAATTTGCCAAAATTTAAATCAGGCGTCTATAAAATGGCTAAAGCAATTGATAAGAAAAAAGATAAAAAAGGTATTGCTATATTTTGGGCAATGTATCAAGAGTTTTATAAAAACGATAAGTATGAAGATTTTTTAAAGAAACTTGAAAGTAAAGATACAAATTGGATTTCATCTAAACTCGGATGTTTATATATCTGTTATTATCTTTCACGTAATACAGGTCCTAAAGCCAATAGATGGATTACTAAAATTGTAAATTATGCTGGGTCTAAATCAGAAGATTCAAGCTCATATGTTAAGGTATACTCATGAGATTTAAAAAGTTTTTAAAAGAAGATATACAAGTATTTGCTCCTCAGGATAAACTCAAAGCGCCTAAGTATAAAAAGATTAAAATTTTTAATGAAGGTTGGCAAAAGATTCAATTACCTCCACCACCACCAGAATTACCTGAAGTTGATTTAGTAGTTGCTGAAATTGAAAATGCTACTCCAAAAGATATTGAAGAATATAAAAACTGTGATACAGATGCTTCATACTATATTAAAAAAGTTTTAGACAGAGAAAATTTAGAATATGATAATAATGTAATTGAATTTATTGAAGAGCAATGTGTACCTATTATTAGACATTATAAAAATCATTTTAATAGACCAAGACCATATCAAGTAGCAGCTTTCCACAATATTGAATTAAAAAGATTTAAGACTGGAACATCAAAATCGCCATCATATCCATCTGGTCATGCGGTGCAGCCACTCATGGTTGCATATCATTATGCAAATAAATATAATAGTTTAAGAAATGAATTACTTAAAGCAGCAAGAATTTGTGGATATGGAAGAGTAATTGCTGGATTACACTATCCGTCAGACTTTAAATCAGGTGTTTTACTTGCAAGTAAATTAGAACAATATATGAATTATGAAGAGTTTTAAAACATTTTTAGAAGCTGATAAAAGGACACCTCGTAAAAAAGGTCAACATGCTGGTAGTTCAAAGCACAGTGACTTATATACTGATGAAGATCCAAGAGGAACAATACATGGTCTTGGATTTAAAGATGCCGAAACAGCAAGAAAAGGTATCACAATTATTAATAAAGCCGATCGAGAGCATGCTCATAAAGTACAAGCAACTCTTGTTATGCAACAACGCGCAAAGGAAGCAATTAAAAGAACTAAAGATCCAGAGAAAAAAGCAAATTTAAGAGATGCATATAAAATCTGGACTGATCATTTAGAAAAATTGAAACAAAAAACTAAGGACATGAAAAAATGAGATTTACCCAATATTTAGCCGAAGCCAAGAACACTCATATGACTCATATTGAGGATTTAATCTTGGACGGTGGAGTTAAGGGGGCTCGCCAGGCTATCCTAGCGCTCAGATCAATGAGGGATATGTTGAGCGGCAACGCAAAAGCACCAATAGACGTTACCGTCAAATGGGACGGAGCCCCCGCCGTATTCGCTGGAATTGACCCCAGTGATGGCAAATTTTTTGTAGCAAAGAAAGGTATATTTGCAAAAAACCCTAAAGTGTATAAAAATCATGATGATATAAATGCAGATACTTCAGGAGACCTTAACAAAAAACTTAAATTAGCATTTGATAATCTTAAAGACTTAGGAATAACTGGAGTTATTCAAGGCGACTTTATGTTTGAAAAGGGAGATTTAAAAAAGGAAAATATTAATGGAATACCACATATTACTTTTCATCCTAATACCATTGTTTATGCTGTCCCTACTAACACTCAACTTGCTAAAGAGATTTCAAAGGCTGAAATCGGGATCGTATGGCACACGACGTATAGCGGGTCGCAATTCGAAAATATGAAAGCAGAATTTGGTAGAGAAATTGTACCAAAGTTGAAAAAAACAAATAAAGTCTGGATGACTGATGCGACACTCAGAGACTTATCCGGTACAGCTACATTTACAGAAAAAGATAATTTAGAAGTATCAAAAAAATTATCCGATGCTGGTAAAATATTTAGACAAATTGCTGCTTCAACTTTAAAACAAATAGAATCAAATAAAGAATTAAATTTAGTTATTAATGTATATAATAATACAATGGTTCGAAAAGGACAACGTATAAAAAATACTAAAAAACATGCTGCAGGATTAATAGATTTTGTAAAAGATAGGTATGCTAAACAAGCATCAAAGCTTAAATCTCCTAAAGGAAAGGCTGGAGTACAAGCAAAACAAGACGAATTAATGAAATTTTTTGATAAAAAAAATATGAAAAACCTACAACTAGTGTTTGATTTACAAAATTTAATTGTCGATAGCAAATTAATTATTATAAATAAACTAAACAAGCTATCAAAAATTGATACCTTTGTAAAAACAAAATCCGGATTTAAAGTCACCGGTGTAGAAGGCTTTGTGGCTATAGATCGTATGGAAGGTGGAGCTGTAAAATTAGTTGATCGTTTAGAATTTTCAACTAATAACTTCAGCAAAGATATTATAAAAGGCTGGGATAACCCAGGCTAATGGGAAACCGAGGATACATATGTCGATTAAATCATTTAGTGATTTTTTAACAGAACAATCAAAAGAAGTAACTTTCGTTTTTGGAAGATTTAATCCGCCAACTATTGGTCATGAGAAACTTTTTGACGCTCTTAAAAAACATTCACGTGGTGGTATATACAGAATATACGCATCAAAATCAGTAGATAACAAGAAAAATCCACTCATCTTTAAAGATAAAGTAAAATTTTTACGTAAAATGTTTCCAAAACATGCACGTAACGTAATGGCAGATATGGATGTACGTAACGTACTTGATATTGCTGTAAAACTTTATGACCAAGGATTTACAAAAATTACAATGGTCGCAGGCTCTGATAGACTAAAAGAGTTTGATATACTACTTAACAAATACAATGGTAAAAAAGCTAAACATGGCTTCTACAACTTTGAAGGTTCAATAAACATAGTTAACGCAGGGGAAAGAGATCCAGACGCCGAAGGTGCAGCAGGTATGTCTGCTTCTAAGATGCGAGCTGCCGCTCAACAAAATGATTTACAATTATTTGCCAAAGGGCTCCCATCTAATTTTTCACCAACAGAATTATTTAACGCAGTACGTAAAGGTATGGGACTTAAGGAATCTCATAACTTTAGAAATCATATTGAATTAACACCAGTATCAGAAACAAGAGAAGAATACATAGAAGGAAGTTTATATAAAGTAGGCGATACTGTAAAAATTAAAAAGACAAATGAAGTAGGAAAAATCGTTGTATGTGGAACAAATTATATTATGGTAGAAGCAAATGATGTTAAGAAAAGACTTTGGCTTGATGATGTAGTTGAATATAATGAACTTGGAACAGATTCAGCATTAAAGAAATATCTTAAAGACACTCCTTTTTCAAAGTTTGTAAAAGAAAAAGAAGATCCAGATATTGGTAAACGTAAAGGTTCACAGCCAGCTGGATATTATAAAGGTCTTGGTAAATCAACAAAGTCTAAAAGAGCCGCTCAATTTGCAAAACAGTCAAAAATGGATGATGATAATCCAGCAGCTTATAAGCCAGCTCCTGGTGATGCAACTGCTAAAACCAAACCATCAAAGCATACAAAGAAATTTAAACAAATGTATGGTGAAATGGCTGAACATTTAACATTTGAAGACTTTGTAATTACCGAACAAGACACTAAAAAAGCTTTACAAAAGAAAGCTGAAAAAAGTGGAATGCCTTATGGAATACTTAAAAAAGTATTTGATAGAGGAGTTGCTGCTTGGAGAACTGGTCATAGACCAGGAACGACTGCAGTTCAATGGGGATTGGCAAGAGTCAATTCCTTTGTAACAAAATCAAAAGGAACATGGGGCAAAGCCGATAAAGACTTAGCCGCAAAAGTAAGAGGGAGTTAAAATGAAATTTAAAGAATTAAGAGAAAAAATTCGTGGTGGCAAGGTTGACCCTTTATCTAAAATGGGTAAATCTAAACTGACTGGCGCGGAAATTAATAGATATTATAGAGATAATCCATCAGCAAAGAAAGCAGCTAAGGACGCAACCGTTAAGAAAGCTATCGAACTTGCATTGGACCTAGGTGGTGCTATGAACTATGCTGTGAAAGAAATAGAAAAACTTAAAAAAGGATTAACTAAAAATAAAGAAGTAGCAAAGGCATTAAAAGTAGCCAATGAATCAGTCGTCAAAGAAGGAAAAAAATTAAAGCCAGCTGATCAAGAAAAATTAGCTGGAATGTTTAACTCCTTAATGGGTGTAAAACATGGTAGTCCAGAATTTAAAAAAATTAAAGCTGAAATTCAAAAGTTATTATCATGAACTTAGAAGAAGTATATAGAAAACAAGTTGTTGCAAAAGAAGATGGTCATGTTGATTCTGCAAATGTAAAGAATCAATTAACATCTTTAAAAAGAAATGCTGAACAGCTTTTAGCTCAGGTAAAACCTGATTCAGAATATCCATCATGGTGGGTAAACAAATTAGTAAAAGCTGCAGACTATTTAGATTCAGCTACTGACTTTTTACAGAATAAAGTCGATCAGGGTAAATAATGAAAACTTTTTTTGAATTAAGAGAGCAAAAACAAGTCGATGAAGCACCATTAGTTGCTAATGACATGGAGATTGTTCGCTCAATTCTCAGTAAAATTGAAGATGATTTTAGTAAACTTTCAATTAAACAACAATTTGAAAAGGGATTACCTAAGTTACAAGTATTAGCAAAAATGGCTGGTTATAAAATAACAAAAAAAGGCCAACAGAAAAATAGAACATTTAGATACGATATAAAAAAATGATAACATTTAAAACATTTTATGCTATGGCAACTGAAGACGACCTTAAAGAAAAGGGACCTGGTCTTTGGGCTAATATACATAAAAGAAGAAAGTCTGGTAAGCCAATGAGAAAAAAAGGCGACAAAGGAGCGCCAACTCAAGCTGCTATGGACAGAGCAAAAGGCGAGTCTGTAGATGAAGGTGAAGGTAAATATAAAGGCGAAACTTGGGAACAAGGTTATAAAAGAAGAGTTGTAAAAACCACTGATCCTGAGCATAAAGAAAAAGGTTACAATTGGAGAATTAAAGGCAAAGAAAGACCTGAAATATCGATTAAACTCTATAAATCAAAACCAGATTTTGCTGAGTATAAAAAACAAATGAGGAGAGTTGCAGGACATGAGTTCGGTGGTTAGCTTTAAAAACTTTGATAGAAAGTTTGGACTCTATGAAGGTTCTCATGTTCCATTGGAAACTCCTATGGTTGAAGAACCAGAATTAAATAAGCCAAAAAGATCTGGTGGCGATAAGAAATACGTGGTGTATGTTAAAAATCCACAAACAGGCAATGTAAAGAAAATTGAATTTGGCGATGCAAAAGGCGGTTTAAGATCAGATATTAATGACAGAGATGCAGCAAGAAGTTTTGCAGCTCGTCATAAATGCGATACTAAAACAGATAAACTATCAGCTGGTTATTGGGCTTGTAGATTACCTAAGTACGCAAAAGAATTAGGATTAAAAGGTGGCGGCAACTATTTCTGGTAGACTTGATTATCCATTCTTATCCGATTACGATGTAGGCGGAGAAGTAAGGACATTTGACATTGAACGCGATAACGAAGAATATGTATGGCATCGTGATCATGAAGATAGAGAAATAGAAATTATAGAAGGAGAAGGTTGGCAATTACAGTTTGAAAATTGCTTGCCATATCATCTTAAAAAAGGCATGATTTTTGATATTCAAAAAGGTGAGTATCATCGATTAATCAAAGGCTATAACACACTTAAATGTAGGATAATTAGAAAAAATGGATGATAATCAAGTATATACAATTCAATCTCAAAGATTGGACCGTTTAGAAGAAAAAATAGATCAGATGGCTGATGCCATTGTATCTTTAGCACGTGCCGAAGAAAAAATAGTAACTTTAACAGAATTCAATAAACAACAGGGCGAACAAATACAAAATCTTATAAATAGAATGGATCGTTTAGAAAATATGGTGACTCAAAATACTAGCACGGTCAATATAATTAATAAAGTTTTCTGGTTAATAGCAGGTGGCTTAGTCGCTGCAATAACTTGGGAATGGATAATAGCAATGGGAGTACTTAACTAATGAAATTAAATGACGAAATAACTAAAAATATCGCTTCCGCGGTTTCTGATGTGTTAGAAGGAAAAGCACCAAAGAAAGAGCAGAAGAAAAAAGTCGATGAAGTCGAAGAGCCAAGACCTGAAGGCGAAAAGAAATTCAAAAAAATGCATGTCGTTAAAAAATCAGGCGAAAAAGAAGACGGCACTGTAATGAAAGAAGACGAAGTCGAAAAAGAAGAAGAAAAAGAACAGTCTGAAAAACAAAAAAAATATCAGGCATTCTTTAATAAAGCTCTTAAAAAGTTTGGTGTATCATCACCTGATGAACTTGAAGGCGATAAGAAAAAAGAATTTTTTGATTACGTAGATAAGAATTACGAAGCAGATAAAGAATCAGACTAAGTAATTCATTATATATAATATATGATGAAACTTTTTGATGAATTGACAAGTAAAAATTTTAGGATGTTTGCTACTCAACATTATAACAACCCAGAGTGTACAGATGTTGAAGAGTTTAAACAAGATCTAAGTAGGTTTAAGTATCTGAAAAGATTACTAACTAGGTATGAATTAACAGGTGAATTACAAGAGAGACTAATACTCAATCACTTGATAGTTTTATATAATGTTTTTGGTATAAAAGCCTGTAATAAAATGATATGGTTTAAAATTGAAGAAAGCCACTATCATTACATTAAGCCCTTTTTAGTTTATCTCCATTACTTACCAGAAGATGAAAGAGTAGATGTGGGCATGGACCCATATATTGTAGACGTATTAAGGAAACTATAATGGGATTACTATCAAGAACAGGAGATTTATTTTACGCATTTAGATTTCTAAAAATGCTTGTAACTCCTTTTAATAAAACTAAAGCTTTTGAACTTGGTATTGTTGATCAAGACGGTAAAGTACTTAAAAAATCTAGAGAGCTCAAAACACCAGAAGAAAAATCATCATACACTGTTTTCCATAGACTTGTTTTTAATATCAAAAAGCTTTTAGCTAAAGTACCAGGTGGTAGTTCAATAATTGCAAGATATGGCGCTGCTTTATATCTTATAAAAGAAAATACTGGTATGACTGAAGAAGAAATATTAGCAATATTAGAAGAATATCTTGATGAGCCTATACAAGACGAAATTCAAGAATCAGTATTTTATTGTGATGGTAATCAATTATTGCCAGGAAGATATGACTTAACAGAAGAAGTTGCAATTATATCTACTGGAGAACTTGTTACTGGCTCAATCCTTGTAAATGAACATCTTGACCCAGTTGAAACATTTAGTCATATAAATATATACAAAGTAATACATCAACAAACAGGACAAAATATATACATAACAACACGGAATATTACCAGATGAAAAATAGAATGACATTTAAAGATTATCAGGATATGTGGGAAGACGCAGCTGCTAATTCTGTAGGTGGTGGTAATATTGCTGGACTTGGTGTTGGTCCAGATGGAGAGCCTGGTTTAACTAAAGCACAAATTAAAAAACACAAAAAGAAAGCAAGATTATATGATGGACGAACTAAAGAAGGTAAAAAGTTCGTCGAACGCATTCTCGCAAGGAGATCCGCACGTGAAGCACTTAAAAAATCTAATTAAGTGGATAATATCTTTATTCAGAACTGAATATAAAATCACAGTAAGTTATAATGCTAAATACGGCGATAGCGATGATCGTGAATTCATTGCTCGAAAAGTATTAAAATCCTCAGACAAACTTTTAAAGTTTATAGATAATAAAGGTAAGAATGTAGAAATACGTTCTACTGAGGGTTTACATTTTAGAATTGAGGAATTATAATGCAACAATTTTTTATTGCTATAATATTAGTTCTCGGCCTAGGAGGCTGGTGGCTATATAGCGAGAATCAAACATTAAAAGAAAATAATGTTAAGCTTGAGGCAGCAGTTAAAGAACAAGCTGAAGCTATGGAAGCCTTAAGAGAATCTTATGAGAAACAAGGTAAATCACTTATGAATATGAGTAGAAGAAATGCTGAAATTGAAGCTGAAAAAGCAGAATATTTAGCAATTTTTTCCAGACATAATTTAGATATGCTTGCTTTAAAAAAACCTGGTCTTATAGAAAATAGAATGAATAAAGCAAGTGAAGAAGTAATGGAGGGTTTAGAAAATGATACAGAAGAACTTTATAAGCTTACTGATCCTAGCACTGATAATTAGTGGTTGTTCTACATTTGGAACTAAAAAAATAGATGTTGTATCAAAACCTATTGAAATAGATATTATGCAACCTGACTTACCAAGGCCTGTTCAATTAACAGCACCAAAATGGTACGTTATATCAGAAGCTCGAATAACTAATTTATGTAAAAAAGTAGAACAAGAAGATGGTTCAATGAAAAGACCAAAGTCTTGTGATTTATCAGAAAGAGAAAATCCTGAATGGCCTGAAGGTTATACATATCTTGATCGATTTTTAGATGAAATGAAAGAACAGAATAATGGAGAAATTCTTTTTGTTGCAACAACAATTGGTGATTATAAAGTAATGGCTGAAGATATGCAAGAACTTAAAAGATATATCAATCAACTTGGTGAAGTAATTATTTACTATCGAAATGTAACAATCAAAGGCGAACCTGGCGTTGGCGTAGCAATAGAGAAGAAAGACTAATGTTTCAAATAATTTTAAATATTTTTAGATTTACTCTAAAAATTCCTTATGTAAAAAATCATCCAAAAATACTGAAACTTGATAAATGGTTAGAAGAAAAAATTGGTTTAGATATAATAAAGCAAGAAGAAAAATGGTTCATTAAACATCCTCTTTTGCTCAAAAGAATCGAAGAACTCGAGCAAGAAACTCTTACCCTCGCCGGTCGTATAGAAATTTTAGAAAATAAGATTAAATAATCGTTTACAAATCGCTTGATTTGTGGTATAATATATAATTATAATGAATGGAATTAGCACTATGTCAATTAATGTCACAAAACGTGATGGAAGTATACAACCTTTTGATTTAAACAAAGTACATAAAGTTTTAGAATGGGCAGTTGAAGGTATCAGCGGAGTGTCCATGTCTGAAATCGAGCTTAAAGCAAATATACAACTATTTGATAAGATACCAGCATATGATATACATGAATTACTTATTAAATCAGCAGCCGAGCTTATTTCAGAGAATACACCAAATTATCAATTTGTAGCTGCAAGATTAATTAGTTATAAATTACGTAAAGAAGTCTATGGCGATTATCAGCCTTGTCATTTAAAACAAATCATTGTTCAAAACATTGAAGAAGGCGTATATGATAAACAAATATTAGATAAATACAGCTCTGAGGAAATTGATGAACTTAATAATTATATTAAGCATGATCGCGATGATAATTTTACATATGCAGGAATGGAACAATTTAGAGGAAAATATTTAGTACAAAATCGTAAAACTAAAAAACCTTTTGAAACTCCTCAAATTCTGTATATGATGATTGCTGCGACATTGTTCAGTAATTACAAAGAAAATAAAATTAAATATGTAAAGGAGTATTATGATGCGATTTCGCAATTTTATATATCATTACCTACACCAATTATGGCAGGAGTTAGGACCCCGACCCGTCAGTTCTCTAGTTGTGTACTCATTGAGTCTGACGATTCTCTTGACTCTATTAATGCTACCGCTACTTCTATCGTAAAATATATTAGTAAGAAAGCCGGTATAGGTATAGGCGCAGGTAATATTAGATCTTTAGGTGCTAAGATTGGAGATGGCTCAGTTGTACATACTGGGCTTATACCGTTCTTAAAATATTTTCAGTCAGCTGTAAAATCATGTTCTCAAGGCGGAGTTCGTGGAGGTGCTGCAACAGTATACCTTCCAATTTGGCATTATGAATTCGAAGATCTAGTTGTACTTAAAAATAATAAAGGTACAGAAGAAACTCGTGTACGTCATATGGACTATGCATTTCAATTTAATAAACTAATGTATGAAAGACTTATTCAAGGCGGTAATATTACATTCTTCGATCCAAATGATGTACCAGGTTTATATGAAGCATTTTTTGCTGATCAAGAAAAATTTCAAGAGCTTTATGAAATGTATGAAAGAAAAACTTCGATTAGGAAAAAATCTTTACCAGCTCTTGAAGTCTTTTCAGCATTTATTACTGAAAGAAAAGAAACAGGCAGAATATATCTCATGAATGTAGATCATGCAAATGAGCATGGAGCTTTTAAACCTGATATTGCTCCAATTCGCATGAGTAATCTTTGTTGTGAAATAGATTTACCTACTAAACCACTCAATAGTTATGACGATGAAAAAGGAGAAATATCGTTATGTACATTATCAGCAATCAACTGGGGTTTGATAAATGAGCCTGCGGACTTCGAGAAATATTGTACTCTTGCTGTTCGTGCTTTGGATGAGCTTTTGGATTATCAAAGCTACCCAATTGAAGCAGCAAAAAAAGGTACACTCTCAAGAAGACCACTCGGTGTGGGTATTATCAATTTAGCTTATTTTCTAGCAAAAAGAGGTTTAAAATATGATGAATCAGCATATAAAATTGTTGATGAATATGCAGAAGCTTGGTCATATTATTTGATAAAAGCAAGTGCAGACCTTGCTGCTGAAAAAGGAAGAATGATATATAATACAAGTTCGAAATATTCCGATGGAATACTTCCGATTGATACTTATAAAGAGGCGATAGATACATTAATAAAGCCTAGAGAACGTTTCCCGTGGAAAGTTTTGCGTCAGCAACTCAGAGAGACTGGAATTCGAAACTCTACTTTAATGGCATTAATGCCAGCTGAAACATCCGCCCAAATAAGTAATAGTACAAATGGTATTGAACCTCCTAGAGCTTTAGTATCATACAAACAAAGTAAAGATGGTGTAATGGCACAAGTCGTACCAGGTTACCATCATTTAAAAAATAAATACGATCTTTTGTGGGATCAAAAATCACCAGAAGGATATTTAGCTATATGCGGGATATTACAAAAATATATCGATCAAGGAATATCCGTAAACACATCTTATAATCCAGAAAATTACGAGGACAATAAGATTCCAATGTCTGTGATGATTCAAGACGTATTTACAGCATATAAGTACGGCTTAAAACAATTGTACTATTTTAATACTTATGACGGTGCAGGAGAAATAAAGGATGAAGAAGTCCAACAATTTGAGTCAATTGACTCGACAATCGACGACGAAGACTGCGAAAGCTGCAAAATTTGAAGACTGGGATATGCTTCCAGATGTAGAAGACTTAGAAAAAATAGTAAATAGAGAACTTAAAAAATTAAAGGAATTTGAAAGTGGCAATATTAAAAAGAAATAAAAAATCACATTTGACACGTAATATGTTTTTTGACGATGGAGTAGATATCGCAAGATACGATCAAGTTAAATATCCACAAATAGAAAAAATTACTGATAAACAACTTGGATTCTTTTGGAGACCAGAAGAGGTTGATGTATCTAAAGATAAAAAAGATTTTAGTGAACTTACAGAACACGAACAACATATCTTTACTTCTAACTTAAAAAGACAAATTTTATTAGACTCAGTCCAAGGGAGGGCTCCAAATCTTGCATTCTTACCTATCGTATCTTTACCAGAACTTGAAACATGGATTGAAACATGGTCGTTTTTCGAAACTATTCATAGCAGATCTTATACTCATATTATTAGGAATGTTTACCCTGATCCAAGTAGTGTATTTGATAACCTTTTAGATGTTAAACAAATTCTTGAATGCGGTAACGATATTGCCGAATATTATGATGATTTAATAACAAATAATAATGCACCAACAAATAAAAAAGAACATAAAAGATCTTTATATATGTGTCTCATGAGCGCAAATGCTCTTGAAGGAATACGATTCTATGTATCTTTTGCTTGTAGTTGGGCTTTTGCAGAACTTAAAAAAATGGAAGGTAACGCAAAGATTATTAAGTTTATTGCAAGAGACGAAAATACTCATTTAGCTGGTACTACAGTTATGATAAAAAGATTGCTTGAAGAAGACACTGAAATGCAAAAAATTGCAAAAGAGCAAGAAGGCGCATGTATAAAACTTTTTGAAAATGTTATAGAACAAGAAAAAGAATGGGCAGAATATCTCTTTAGAGATGGTTCAATGATTGGTCTTAATGAAACTATTTTAAAAGATTATATCGAATGGATTGGAGCTAAAAGAATGAGAGCTGTCAATTTATCTTGTCCATATACAGTAGGTCAAATGAATCCATTACCTTGGACAGAAAAATGGATCAGCGGTGGCAATGTTCAAGTTGCTCCACAAGAAACAGAAATTAGTTCTTATGTTATTGGTGGAGTAAAGCAAGACGTTGATACTTCAACATTAAAAGGATTATCATTATGATTAAATATATTGTAACTATTTTATTTTTTATGGCTGCTTTAATGGGAGTCACTTATCAAAATCTTGAGTATAAAGGATATTCAAGAGCTCATTCATGCACAGGTGAATGCTATGCAGAATATGTAAAAGAACATGGATCAGTTGTAGACCAACTTATGGAAGCTCAAGCAGCTGCAGCAGAAGATCCATTTAGTTCTGTAAGAGGACTTTGGGCTGGTTGCGCAGCATGTCATGGTCAAGATGGCCAAGGAATTGGAGCATTTCCTAGACTTGCTGGACAAAATGCTGAATATATAAGTAATAGATTATATGCATATCAAAACAAAGAAACAATCGGTTCTATGAGTTCAACTATGTGGGCTCAAGCTGGTATGCTATCTGATAAAGAAATAGAAACTTTAAGTGAATTTATAGAGGAGACAATGAAGTGATTATTGAAATTTATGGAAAGGACTTTTGTCCATATTGCGATAAAGCCGTACACGTAGCACAACAATTTATTCAAGAAACAAAAAATAAATACGAATATTTCAAACTTGAAAGAGATTTTGATAGAGAAGAGCTTATGGAACTCTTTCCAGGAGCAAGAACTTTCCCTCAAATTAGAGTGTTAAATAACTCAATTGAAGATGGAAAAATTATAGGTGGTTACGATCAATTTGTAAAATGGGTCAGTAATCAAGTATGATTTTAGATTGCGAATATTGTTACAATAAATTTGTCATCAGACCAGATGATCGAGAAGTGAAAATTAATTTTTGTCCGCACTGCGGCGAACCTACTGATGATGATATCGATGAATTAAATTTCGATGAGTGAGTGGATATATAAAGGCCGGCCGTTTCTGCCACCAGAAAATTTTTCACCAGAAGACTATTATGGATTCGTTTATATTATAACTAACAG